CGAATCCTATACTCAACTGTTGATCGAACAGGGTTTCTACACAAGCCCTTGCAAGAGCTTGTCGAGCAGCACATCAACGGGCCAACCTTGATCTTCTGCAACCATTCATCTATCGCAGAAGCAACTAAGCGAAGCTTTGCAACGAAGGGTTATACGACAGTCCTTGTTACAGGTAAAACTACTGCCGCAGTTAAGCAGCGTAACCTCGATGCTTTTCGTAGCGGTGATGTTAACCTGCTCATAGGCACGGCTTCTCTAGCCACAGGCACAGATGGGTTGGACAAGGTTTGTAACACATTGATTATCTTGGATGACATCCAGGATGATTCTCTAAGACGTCAGTTAATCGGTAGGATTCTCCCTCGTGGGGAAGACACCGACACTTCGCAGAAGCGAATCCATAGGTTCAATATTCTTTCATAAGCGCTTATCTAGGGGTGGGGAGCTATTGCAAATCGCAGTAGCTGCTTAGATGAAAGAAGTAACTATGGAAACTGACAACAATGAACCAGTAGTTAACGCTCAACTTGAGAGTGCTTTACAACAGGTGGTTGACAGTACCGATGCAAACGAGCTTAGTCTTGCCAAAACTAAGCTGAGTATCGTGCTTGATGCACTAGGTTCATAATCAATACTCAGGGAGAGTGGGGTCTGCTCCCTCCACTCTCCCTGAGTCTATAGAAAAGAGAACTGATGCTCGAACTAAAGACTAAGAAAGAACTAAGTAAAGATGCGTTCATCCTTGCTTCGTCCTTCAACTTGGTCAGATACGGGAATGTTACTTATAACCCCGTAGACATTACGACCAATCAACCTACGGGTGAGCAAGACCCTTTGAAAATTTCATGGGTTCCTTTGCCAAGAGCGGAACTCAGGCGTAAAGCAGCTTCGCAGTTCAACACTTTGTTCAGCACTGAAGCAGAGTTATCCAGCTTTGATTTCATGACTTCTCAATATGCTCTAGAGCATTTAGGTACTTGCGACAGTTTGCTTGTTAAAACTGCGCAAGGTCTTCGAGTACTTACTTCTACAGGAGGTTTAGTACACCCTTCAGGTGAGTTTGTACCTAACACATTACACCCTCTCTTGAATACCTCTGATGAAGACAAGCAAGAAGTTTTCGAAATCGTAGCCAACTGGCTCAACTCTGATGAGGAAGCGACTTCGTTGCTTACACATATTGCAACGGCACTTGCTCCAAGCTGGTCTGCTGTTAAATACATTCTCCTTATTGGTGAAGGTCGCAACGGTAAATCGTTGTTGCTGAAGATGCTTCAAGCTATCTTCGGTTGGGACAATTGCTCCAACGTTACAAGGCAGCAAATCTCAGAGCAGTCACCTGTTGTTTGTGAGTTGAACGGCAAACTACTGAACATTGTGTTTGATGGCCGATCAGAGTATGTGAAAGATTCCGGTCTTGAAAAGTCTTTGATCGCAGGTGAAGTCATTCCGATTCGGAAACTCTATGAGTCTACGCCTACTCCAGTTCAAACCAACGCCTTGTTCATTGAGGGTTTGAACAGAGAGCCTAAGTCTTCTGACAAATCTCTGGCTTTGCAAAAGAGATTAGTGCGTTTCAGATTCCCTAACGTGTACCCGCTCGATCATCAGTTTGAAAAGAAACTGTTGTCTGAGAAGTACTTGGGCGCGTTGTTGGCGTTGTTAGTGGATCATTACGTACTGGAGTCAGAAGTCGCTGAGCGTCTCGCGCCTACTACTCAAGCGATGGAGCTTCAGCTTGAACACATGTTTGTTAATTCTCTGGGGTTGCAGTTCGTCAAACATGTAGTTGAAACTAATGTACTTGGCGAAGCAGCTTTGCAAGGAGTCTCGATCGAACAACTCTCCAAAGATTTTCAAGCTTGGAGAGTTTCCAATGGCGACTACGGGGTTTGGTCTGAGCCAGATATCATTCAGCTTTTCGAACCCATTTTCAACATGGAACGTAAGTCCAAACGAATTGAGGGTAAACCTCGAAAGGTTCGTGTTATCACTTCGCTCAAGGCTGAAGCCTATGCATTCGTCCAAACATTAGAAGGAGATTTAGATGATTGATTGGTTGTCAAAAGGCAACTATACCTTTGACGAATATGTACCTGCTCAATTTGAAAACTTCGCAGGCCCTAACGGTATAGCTCTTGTAAAAGTTTGGGACGGTGGCGTAACCGAAAAAGGTTGGGGATTGAAATCGAACAATGGCAAAGCTTTCATGGAGCTTTACAACATGGGTCGTTTCAATCAACTACGTGTGTTGAAAGCTAAGAAGCCTGGCCCCTTTGCATTTGTTATGAGATCAATGTCGTTGGTCTGCATCGACGTTGACGGAAAGAATGGAGGTTTTGAGCATCTCAAGAAACTAGGGTATCTACCGCCGACACTTGCTGAAACCAGTAAGTCCGGCGATGGCTACCACTTGTTCTACAGCACTGCCGATGATTGGGATTCTGATACTGGATTCTCCGTAATAAACGACCGTGTTGGGGTGGAGCAAGGTATCGATTTGCGTGGCACGGGTTGTGTCTACCACTACGTTAATCAACGGTGGAACGACTATTCCATAGCACCCTTGCCTCAGCATTTGCATGAACTATTCAAAGCTAACGAAACGGTGAAGAAATTGAATGACGTACTTATTAATCAAGTAATTGCTAACGCTGATGTAGAAGAGCTTCTATTGCTCCAAGCAGAAGCTATTCAAGATTTAGCTAAGCCAATCAAAGAAGGGGCTCGAAACAATACGCTGTTTGCAATCGGGTCCAAGTTGAAAACCTTGAACGTTTCAGAATGGCGAGTCTTGCTTCGCGATCGAGCAATTGAAGTAGGACTTCCTGCAAACGAAGCAGCAAAACTAGTGCATAACGTTGATATGTACAGCAGCTGACCGAGAGCAGGAGGTGTACCTTAACGGGTACACCTCCTGCTTTTTTTACAATCTTTTGTGATATACACTAGGCAGCATGTCTAGCTCAGTTAACTTCGAAGAAGACTCTCTGCTTTCTGAAGCAGAAGAACTGTTGAAGAAACGCTTCGACACTTCTACGGCAAATAAAAGGCACCAGTTCCCGTCTCAGATTCCTGAAGCTCAGCAATCCGAGAGGGTAGAACAACTGGTTTTGCCCGATAGTATGCGAGCTAAAATGCCCATTACCAAGGAGAAGTTTCTCGTCAAAGAGAATCCTCACTTGGTCCAATGGGAGCGAGAGACTCGTAAGTTTTTACGGCAACTCTCGCCAGCCCACGGGCACCGAGTCGCAGCAGTTATGATTTATGAATGGGCGACAGGCATTGAGATCGCAACACTAGTCAAGGAAGGTGGTTCCGCTAACTCAGACCTTCGAAAGATCAATCAGGTTTTGAGAGGGTATTTTGGCAAACCGTACATGACGTACATTTGCGGTCGAAAGGTTCCCAAGGCATACCGTGTGCCACCGGGTTACTACATCAAGAAGCATCGTCCTATCACACTAACGTTGTACGCCGAATATTCAATGGGAACTTTGAATCCATGACCCATCATCCAATCAAGTCTCTGGAAGATGGCCGACGTAAATACTCCAACGGCACCTTCTACACGCCCATGAAGGATGAGGATCGTACCAACAAGATAGCTAAGCCTGATGATCCAACTGCAATACGCTTCCACACTAAATGGATCATCCCACATGTATTTCTAGACGACTCAATTAGGCTTCTACCGGAGACACGGCCAGATGACGATGCATACTTTCACATGGATAAGAAAGGTCTTTGCCAATGTGAAGTATGTATCCGCCCTCAAGCACAGCGGTATAGAGATCGTTGGCTCAGGGAGCGGTATTAAATCCGCATAGGCGCATCGGCTGCAATATCTTCATCAGGCCGACTACCGCCTTCAATACGTGTAAAGATTTGTTGAATCGAATCTAGGTCTTTAGCAAAGATTGCCTGAAGGATAAGAGTCGCTGCTGTGTAATCCAAAGCATCTTCCGTCTCTTTCCAAATCATTTGCACTGTTCCAAACCGCTGATTCCAAAGCCAGCTGATTCTAGTATCAAGACTTTCTTTATGTATGTCGGGTATCTTTTTTCTATACCTGCGTGTTACCTCCGGTAGCATCTAGCTCAACTCCCCTGCAAGGTCAACAAACTCCACGCTTATCTCCCTACGAGTAGCTGGATGAGAACCTGTACGCCTAGTACCAACCATGCGGTTAAGCAAAATCTTTCTAGCCACATTAGCTCTTCTTAAACTACCTTTATTGTTTACGTTCGGATTGTTGGCAAGTTCAAACAAAGATCTGCAAATCAATTCATGCACCGGAAGCTCAATGATTTCATCGGTAGCGATGGCAGGTTTATCCGCTACATTTTGCAGTGCCTCTTGAATAGTTACATGCTTTATACCCATACCGAACTCCAATCTTCCTTGTAGTTGACAGACTTTTTTTGCATACCGTTGGTGCTGTCGTAAAAATCGCTACCAAAGAAATCCAATTCTTTGACTGCTTGAACCCCGTACCTCAAAGCATCCATCATGTGCGAATACTTATCGTGCAAAGGCTTCTCGGTCCACATTTGCAACTTGTTGTTGTACTCATACTTGTATTGTTCCAAACAATTCAATAGCCACTGGCAGTTAGTATCATGAATGATTGTATTGTGCAGCATGATTCGGACTTGTTGAATGTCCGTAATCAAATTGGCATCGTGGGAGCGAGTGCCTGGAATCTTCCACACTTTGTTCGATTTAGCCAGCACCGCGACGTTAGGAAAACGTGTGCGCATCATGTCAGCCGGCGTTGTATTTACCGCCTTCTCATGATGATCACCATCCCACGGGAGAATGATATAGCCAAGTTTGTTAAACCAATGCTTTGTCTGCAAATCATCTACATATTCAGGTAGGGCTTTACCGTGCCCTTCTCCACAATCATAGATGAACAACCTGCCGTTAATCCATTGGAAGGCTATCCAGCTTGTAGCATCTGAGTGAATACCTGACGCACCGATGTCGAATACGACATACACCGGGTGAGAGTCATTCAAGTTGAAATCATGCACGCGCTTGTCTGCGACAAGTTTCATGTACGCTTCACCGTACACGGCAGCAGCATCCATCTCATCGAAAGAAACGTAGTACTCCTGCTCGAACATTCG